ATTCTATTAACATCCATACGTTTAGTAGTTTGTGCTTGACCATCAGTTGATTTAGCTAAAGCTATTTGATTTATTGCTCTATTTCTATACAACTCAGATAAAGTATCATTTCTTGCAATCGCACCTGCAAATAAACTAGCAAGTTCAAATACCATACATTGTTTAAAATATGGTGGAAACTCTGCTTCACTTGTTTGAAATGTATAATCACAAATTAAAGTGTCGCCTGATCCTGTATCAGTAAATAATTTATCTCCATATCTATCATATGCTATGACATTACCATTAACAGTAACCGTATGTATTAACAAAGCATCGGCTGGTAGTTGATAAGACGATTGAAATCTACCTAATGGATTCTCTGCTAGTTTAGTTAGCTGTACTTGTTTCGCTGCAAAACGCCAACGTATTCTAGTTAGCATTGCTTCTAAAGTTGATTCGTAAAGTTGACCAGCTACAGTTGATTCTGTTGTAGCTTCTTCAAAGCTAGTTATTATGTTAGCACCAACCAATACTAATGCTTTGTTGCATATGTCAAACCTAGTTTCTGATAACATAATACCTCCGTAAAAAATAATGAGGGAAGGGTGTAGTCGTGCCTCCCCTCAAAATCAATAGTACTTACGTACCGTTAGTTGTTGTAACAGTTGCTGCACCTGATGCTGAGGTAACTCCTAATAAATCAAAAGTTACTGTACCACCAGTAGTTCCTGCTACTAATATCATATCGTACTGTTTCAAGTTTGCAGTTACTGCATTGAAGTAACCACTACCTGCAACTGTACCAGGAGCATCTGCTGTAGTGTAATGCCAAACATTACCAGTTCCGCCACCTGCGACTAATTTTAAATTTGCTGCTGTTAAAGCCATGATTAACCTCCCTTATTCAGTAATCTGGATTTGCATGAAACCTAGTGGATCAATCGCCACAGCCTGCATACTCATCATTGATGTTGTTAAATGACTTACCTTCTCAGGAACGTAGTTTACTTCAGTCTTAACATCAGCACCTGTAGCAAGGCCAATAGCAGACTTATGGTAAGCATGACAATCTCTAGTTGTACTATCAAGTGTCAATCCTGAATGTGTGAAGAATAAGAACCCTAACCATCTCTTAGCAGTCATACCACCTGAATAAGGTAGTTCACTTTCACCAACATATTCTGCTCTTGAGAATTGGTCTAGTTGTAACAAGTCAGCCCATCCAGCAGGTGATACTACAAAATATCTTTGACCATCATCAGGAACATCTGCTTCACCAAATGTTTCATATGTTGTCAATGCTTTTGCAAGTGTCAATGCCGCAGAACCATGCGCTATGTTTGCAGCGTTTGAACCTGCATCTAATACGTCAATGATTAATTGGTCTGTTTGTCTACCTAAAGCTGCCGCAGCAGATTGAGCTAGAACTTGTCTTTCGTCTATGTTTGTTTTTAACTCATCGAGTGTGTCAACATAATCACTAGCATAAAAATCAGAAAGTGTTACATCTACTGTACTATGGGTTATATCCATTGTTGGAACTTCAGCATGACGATTTTTAGTAACCGCAGTACCTTTCCCTACTTTTTGGAAACGAGCCTGGCTACCTTTTACATTTTTTGTCTGCCTTACAGTATTCATCAGTTTTGAACCCATACGTTGATATGCCATATGGACTTCTGCTTCAAACTGTTTAATAAAGGCAGTTGATATTGATGTACTCATCTTTTATCTCCTGTTCAATTAAATTAAAATTTCACAGTTGTCCTTTATCCTTCAATTCGGTTGTCCATTTAGGGCCTATTTCCGACATAATGGGCTGTATCTCTATATCTACTTTTGGTAGATGCTTATAAAAATAATACATTTCTATATCTTTTACAAGTATTGGTTGCTCTGCAAAGCAATATTTTTGCCATTTTAGCCATTTTATACTACGTTTATGCTCTTTTATTATAAAATTAAACAAAAAAGTATAGTGTGATTCTAAATAAGTGATCCATCTTATATTGCCTTGTAGAAAAAATCTTTTGTGTTTATGTAATAAATCACTTGCTAAAAACCATACGGCTGCTTTATTAGGATCAGTTTTACTAACAGGCATTGCTCCCCATATAGCTACTACTTTGTTTGTGTCTTTTTCAAAAATAGTAAAGGTATGCGTGTTTGGCCTATTGTACCTAAATGGATTAATAAGTGCAGTCAATGGATCAATACCCATTGTAGCTAGTTCATATTTATCTAGCTGTTGTAGGTTTGATGCTAATCTAAAACAATCATCTGGGACTGTTTTTTCCACATAAAGCATTACTTCGTCAACATTCTAAATGCAGCATCTACTTTTGCTACATATGCCTCATCTCTAAAACGTGGATCATAATACCTTTTGTCTGTCATCATAGCTCTAGCATCGGCCATTGTGAGTTGTTTTTCTGGCTGTGTAAACTGTTCGGATCTAACACCTGTAGTTTGCATATCCATAATACGTTCTATAGCCTGTATACCTTGTGCTGTTGTGCCTAATGAATACTGAATAGCCTCAAATTCTTCTGGCGGAAAATGTTTACTAGCCCATGCATTAACTGCATCTACTCTAGATGCTGCATTTTCGCCTAATGCCGCCATTTCTGCTTCTAAATCAGGTTGTTGACTTTGCATAGTTTCAACATAAGCAGTAATACCTGAATCAAATTCTTCTTGTGTAAACCCATTTTCTTTAGCAAAATCAGTCCACCATGAAGTCATTGGGTTATTATTTACCATTTCTTCTGTTATACCTTCTGGTAATTTAGGCATTTCATAAGATTCTGGTACATTTTCTGCATGTTCATTAGCAAGTTCTTCCATTAATTTTTCTTTAATAGTTTCTTCTTTGCCTGAACTATATGCCTCTAGCTGAGTATATGACTTTGCCATTTCATCAGCAGTAATTTTGCCATCTTTCCAAAATTTTTCAGGCACATGATCTGGTCGTTCTGCTTGAGGTACTTCTTCTTGAGGTACTTCTTCTAGTATTTCTTGTTCGGTTATTTGTTCATCAGCCATTGTTACTGTCCTCCACTATTTTTTGTGATTGTCCTTTATTGCTTCTGCGCTGTATTAATCCAACAACATAGCGCTGTCCTTCTATATGTCGTAATTGATGATCAGATACTTCTGGCCCTGCTACGGTTTCAATTGTAATTGACCTAAGATAATTTAAAAATGTTTTACCTGCATCTGATGTGAATAATGCTCTTGCAACTGCATTTAATGCTTCTTCTTGATCTGGCGTTCTTTCCATACCATCAAGTCCTATCAATGTTTTAACTTTATTTTCTGCCATGCTACACCTCATGTAATTATTTGTTTCACGTGAAACATTGAGGAAGCAAAGGTATTTTCATTCTAAACTAAATGTGGGGGTTAAAATGCTTCACTTCCCATTTGCATAATTATAGAATTGTTACCAAAAGTCAAGGACTTATTGTCCTTCCATTGCTCCTTCTGCTGGAGCGCCTTGTGCTGCTTGTTGCATTTGTTGCATTTGAGCTATTGCTTGTTGCATTTCTTCTTGACTTCTAATTAATTCTTCTGGTATGCCAAGTTTTTTTGCTACATATTTTGCTACTTCATCTTGTTTAATTAGAATATTTATTAACTCAGGACCAACTCTACCTTGAATCATTGCTAAAAATCTATCAATATTTGCTACATCTGCTTGATGTTGAGCTTGTGCCAAAGGACTAGATGATTTAATTTGTACTTCTCTACCATTTATAGTAGGTATTTCTATACGACCTTGTTTTTTTAGAATATATATTACTCTTTGTAAAACTGGATTTACCATTTCTGCTTGTAATCTACCAAATGCTGCACCTATTTGTCTTGATAAATCAGCTTGTCTTTCAGCTACTTCGGTTGCTGACATTGGTGTTTTTTCATTTGGATTACCTAACATATCATTATAGAGTGCTTTTTTTATATTAATTCTCATATCACGTAAAACTAAATCAGATATATTAAAATTTCCTGCTTGTGCTATTGGTTGTAAACCTGCACTACCTGCTGCTTTCGGAATTACTGTACCTGGAATAAGAGCAATGTTATCAACATTAATGACACCATCATCTTCCACTTGATACATACCAGATATACTCATCTGTGCATTTTCTAATATTAGCTCGGTAACTAAATTAGCAGTTTTAATTGCAGGTAGTGCAAACTGTAATGGTCCTCTACCATAAGTTTCTCCAGCACATTTAGACCAGCGATAGGTTATATATGGATTACTACCTAAACCTTTATATTCTTCTTCATATATTTTATGTTCATAATCTTTAGCAATCGCACAAAATATATTTACTTCTTCTTTTGTTTTTGAATAATCACGATAAACAACTTCAATAATAGTAATTTCTTTGTCAGGGTTAGCTTCTAAATCCATAGCCATTTTATCATTATAAATTGGTGTAGCATATGCAAACGTAAGTTCTTTAAGTTTCATTTTCCGTGTACGATACACAGCATCTACTTTATCGTCATAGCCACTTGTCAAACAAACTTGTGGTAATGGTATTGCTTTAAATCTTATTGGTTGAACCGCATCGCCTTCCTCAATCAATAAAACTCCTGTACCTAAAGCAATATCTAAAAATGTTTCATGTACTTCTTGAGAAAAATTACTGTTTTGTAAAACTTCAAAAACATATTCTGTTACTTGATCTAATAAAAGATTAACTTCTTTTTGATCTTCTTTTGGTATTTCTGAACCTGCAATAAACTCAGCCCATCTTGCATAGTTAGGTACAATTCCAGATTGCAATCTACTTGCAAACTCTTGTACGCCTACCACAGCAGTTTCATCAAAGATATGATCAGTTCTTCTTCTGCCTGTTGTTTCTTGATAAAAAGATTCTCTTTGTGGTAATGCTAACTCGTAACATTCTTCAAAAGTTGATGTCCATTGATCTTTTAAAGATTTTGCATGAGTATATTTTGCTAAAATTTTTTTAACAGGATTTTGTATTTGTGCAACATTAACTTCTGATTTATTCTCTATCATTAAGCACCTAATGTTTTCTTAGTTTGATATGTGTCTGCTATTTCAAAACCACCACCACCTTTACGACCAGTTAATAGACTTCTTCTACCTCGTCTACCTGCTAATGCAGCCGTAGTTATTTCTAATTGTTCTTCTTTAAGTTGTTCAGCAGAACGTCTTTCTTCTTTTAGTGCATCTCGTTGCGCCCTTCTTGAAGATTCTTGTTGCTCTATTTCTTGAGCTGATGGTCCACGTGGAGTTGGCACACTAGGTTTAAATGGTCCTGCACACATTATCTATTCCTCCTATCATGGATATTACGTTTTGGTTTCACAGTATAAACATCAAAAGCTCTTTTTGCTACAAAAGGTTTACTTGTTTTTCCTCCAAGCACTAAATTTCTTCCTTCTCCTGCACCTAGTAATAAATACTGCAATGCATCGTGTATATGTGAAAACCTATTTTTATTTGGCTTCTCATCATAGCGTTCACCACTTGTTTGAATACGCTTATAATGATAACCACCACCAAATCCTTTTATCAAGTTAATACATTTTGGATCAATTAACAAGCCTGATTCTCCATCAGTCATTCTAGTTAAAGTAGCATTAACTGCTTCTAATCTAATTAAAACATCATTTGATGGTGCTGGTCTAGCATTTATTCCTTTACTTCTTAGTATTTGAAAGGGTGTTGCTTCATCTGTCTGTACTCGATGATCACCTGCTGGATCACCAAAAATATGAAATGTGCGTGGCGCATACAATGCCATATGTTGTTTTAATAAATCAGAGTACCTAACAATACCCATATCCTCCGCTACCAGCTCATCAAGTATAATCCAACGGCCACGTATGCGTTGAGCGAACACACAGGCTGGCGTTAAACCAAAATCTATGCCCATAAAAATTGGTAGTTGATCTGCAACCAAACAATCACTTCTAGCTACATGTACATCATGTCGAAAAGAATCATAAACAGGCTTACCATCTTCTATCAGTCCTAATTTGTTTAATACATACACATCAATCCAGGATTTGGTTTTACCTCGAATAATATTAGGATAATAATTTTTGGTAAGATTGTTTATATTTTCTGCATCATCATTACGTTCATAGCGGTCTACTATCTTATCTTTGCCCATAATTTCATGCATTGCTGGTGGTTGATTAAAAAAAGACCAGTTATCAGGTTTAATTAACATCTTGGCTTCTTGTTTTGTAAGGTAGTCAGGCAATACTGTTTCACCAGCAAGTATCGGCCACCAATGCTCTGTATCAGGTGCGTTAGTATCAGCGATAACCCCATACCAACTTGGGCCACCATCACGCATACTAGGATAACGGCCAACACGCATAGTACAGGCATCAACAATAGACTTGGGTATTTCTCTTGCTTCATTGATCCATACTCCTGTAAGTTCAAGGGACAATAGTTTTTTAACATCTTCTGGTCGATCTAATGCTAAGAAGATAACTTCTAACTCAATATCACCTTTTTTAATCATGTGCGTAAACGGCACGCTATATAAAAACTTACCCCATTCTTCTTCTGGAAACCAGTCTAGCCAGGTCTTAATGGTAGTTGTTTTTAATTGTGGATTGGTATTTCTAATAACCGCCCATCTGCTTTTACGTATACCTTCTGCATTTGGTTCTTGTAATAAAGCACGTCTTAGTATTTCAATACAGCATGATACTGACTTGCCACTACCAACAGGCCCGCGCAAGCCACGAAAAAAACTATCATCTTTCATAAAAGTTTTTACAATAGGACCAGGTGCTTTATAGTTGAGTGATGCCATATTTAACTGCTAACTCGTAAAGTTTTTCTACAGCTTGTGGCGACATAGCAGATAAAATTCTATCAGCTTCCATGTCAGTTACAAAATCTTTTGGGTAATGTTTCATGTGTTGTGTTTTGACTACAACACGTACTTTATTCCATTGTTCTTTGCTATATACGTTAGGATTTACTACATCAGTCATTTATACAACCTGTTGATTATAAATAATTTCTCTTGCCATTTTTTCAGCATCTTCTAAACTGTGGCCTTTAATCATTTTATATTCTACATATTGATCGTACTGTCGTTGTTTATCAGCATTACGTCTTACTTCATCATTAGCAATCATAGTTTTAGCTCGTTGTTCTGCTTTCTCTATTTTGCTTAATATTTTTTTTGGTTTACCTAATGGTTTTACTTTTGGCATTATCTTTGTCCCATTCTTTGACCAGCTCGATTTGCTTTTCTTGGATCATAAGATGATCCTTTCATCATAGATTTTTTGTTTTTATTTTTCTTTTTCTTTTTATCTTCAAGTTTTGCGCCTAATGGTCCTGCTGGTCCTTTTGCGCCACCCATAATATCACTTTGACTAGGCCCTGTACGTTTTAATGTTTTGTCTGTTTTTTCTTTTTTAGCATCATCAAAACCTTCTTTATATTCTGCACTAATATCTTTTCTTAATTCTGATAATAATTTTTTTGCTTCTGGGCTATCTTTTTTTGCATTAATGCTATCAATACGTTTTTTAAATTTAACTAACAATCTTCTTATACGTTTTAATGCTTTATCACCTAAATTTTTATAGGTATCTAAAATAGATTTTTCAACATTTGGTTCTATTGCCATTGTTACATCCTCATTTTAAAATTTATATAATTTACCATAGCACTATCAATTAACAATTCCAAGCCCTGAGTGATTTATTAATTCTTGATTGCGGATCATTAGCAGTCTTAGCTGACGTTAGTTTACGCTTCATGCCTTTCATTCTAGCACAAAACGATTTACGCCTAGCCTTATCTCGGCTGGTTTTTGGTTTAGGCGCAGGTGGTTTTAAGTTACCGCCTGTGGCTCTATTGTAACTAGCTCGACCTTTGGCATTTAACCCACCTTTGGGGTTCTTACCAGCTTTACGTTGCCATGCTGGAGTTGCCATTAGTACTTAATCTTCTTTGGTTTAGGTGTTTTGACTTTCTTTTTCTTCATACCCTTCATGCTTTACCTCCTTTCTTCATCTTAGCTTTCGCTTGTAAATGTTTAACTAGTAATTTTTTCTGTAGCCCTTTTGGTAAATCCTTAAAGTGCATCAACGGCTTACTTGATTCTGTATGAGTCTTGCCTGAATGTAAAGAGCCATCTTTCATCTTGTGAGTTGCACCTGTAAACAATGTGCCAGTCTTGGTGTAATGCGGTACGCCTTTCATTATGTTCTCCTATACTTCTTGGTTTTCTTTGCAATGTCCTTTGGTTGACTACTAAACTGTTTACCTTTAGCGGTATCGGCTCGTTTTTTGGCGGTGGTTCTAGCATATTCTTTGGCTGATAGCCTGGCTATGGCTTTCTTAGGTAAATAGCGTTCCCCAGTCTCACCTGACTTCTTGCCTGACTTCGTACCCCAGTCTTGCTTGGACCACTTGGATAATTTGTTGGATTTCTTTTTTGCACCTGAATATGTGCCACCAGCCTGCTTGTAATACTTAACGGCTAGTTGCATCGCACGTGCCGAGTGTTTACCACCCATCTTGGCTTTGGCTCTGGCTTTTGCTCTCGCCCATTTTGCTGGATCACGTTTGGTTGCCGTACTCATCTATGTCCCTAATACTTTTTTGGTTTTCTCTGCTTGTCGTCTGGCTGCCCTACGTCTGGTTAAGTCTCTACGCTGGGATGGGAATAAGGTTTTAACATCACCGCCAAACAAAGAACGCTGGGTACGTAAAGGGCGTTGCATTGGTGCGGCTGCTCTGGTTGCTCTGGCTGCTGGTTTAACGGTACTCTTAGGCGCAGTTGGATCTTTAGCAACTGGCAAGATAGGGCCACCATATGCCTGACCTGTTCTTTGTTTATAAATATCGGCTGCTTCTCTCGTTACGCCTGGATCAACAAGATTGCCACTAGGCCCAGAAGAAAAACGTCTTTGAAAAAACACTTGACCGTTAGGCCCTTGCACTTGGCGAAAGAACTTAAAGAACGGATCCTTCATCTGTCTTTTTCTAAGTTCGTCTACTGCTCTGCCTGAGATGGCCATCGTTAATCCTCACGTTGTTTTCTTCACTATAGCTAAAAAAAAATATTTTTCAAGACCGAGTTCTGGGAAAAAATAATGCGTGTAGACTACCTCTCATAATACCACAGACCTAGTTTTCTAACCCCCCCCACACCGACTACCACCCTGTAGCTTCTCACTTATCGCATGTGGTCTACAAGTAGTCTCATATAATCTGCAAAGATGTTCCTAATGAGTTCGAAGAACCCTACGCCTTTGTTTTAATTATCCTAAATCTATATGTACCTTGAAATCACCAACAATCTGGTGTTGATGTTTATCTGGTGCTTTGAATCCTGCTCTATCTAGAATATCTTTAGCAGATTCCATTTGAACATATTCAGACTTAGCACTACGAGATAATCTGGTTAATGTATTCTGAGCCTTTAAACTATTGATGCCAAATGATTCTTGAATCTGTTGATACATATACTCGGCTACATGAGGTTTCTTTAATGTTTGATAGCCTTGTGAACTTGCACTAGAAGCCTTAAATCCTGCACGTTTTGACGCTTCTTCAATAGAACAATCTTCACTAACTAATATATCCACCAATGTTTTCTGGCGTTTATTTAATGGCGTTGGTTTTTTCGGTAATATTGCGGAGACGTTTTTTAGTTGAGCCATATTACCTCGATATGTATTTCGGTTGTTGTGATTACTCGATAGAACCACATAGCGTTCTATCTGTCAAGCCACCCACCATAACGCATTGATTTCATTACAACCGAAATCCTCTATTTCACGCCCTCAAAAAAAGAGTACATTATTAAACGTATTAATAACCAATATAAAATCTTTTTAGTAAATAATAGTTGCAATATCTGTTCTATATGTTAAGCTTATTACATAGCAATAACGCTATATTTAAAAGAACCTTTAGAGGAGTTAATACAATGACCAGAAAACATTTTATACAATTAGCAAATGTAATTATAAACAATCCACACATTTATAAAGATGAAGAATTCTTTATGTCTGACTTAATAGATATGTGTGCAGGATTCAATACTAGTTTTGATAAAGATAAATTTATTAATTATATTGAAACTAATATATATATAAATGAAGCAGAGGAGGTGTAATCATGGCAGACATAGAAATTAAAATAGATTTAGATACTAGCAATGATGCATTTGTAGATAATATGGAAACAGAAGTTTATCATATTCTACAGAAAGCAGTATTAAATATTGATGTCAATGCAGTTGGCAATACTGTTATGCAGAAATTATATGATTACAATGGCAATCATGTTGGCAATATACAAACACGAATAACAGCAGATGAAGTTCAACCTATGCCACATGATGAAGCGATTATATCTGGGTAGATTTCCTCTACAAGTTTAGCCTTTCTTGATAAAAAAAGGCACAAATAATTATTGACAAATTAGAACAGATAATATAAATTAAATAGAACAGTTACATTATTGCAAGACAAGGTTTCATTAGGAAAGAAGAGAGTTAGCTTTCTCTCTGCGTTAAACGAACCATTGTATCAAGGTTCTCTAGGTAATATGGTATACACCCTTGATACAAGTCGCAATAAAAAAGCATGAATTACTGAGTGTAGGTTTGAATCCTACTAGGTATAGGTACAAAGGCTGAGTACTTGTAAAAGCATAACAACCTTTGTACCGCTTTAGGTACTAGTCCAGGTACATTGTATTCTGGGTAGGAGTCGGCTCTTAGAGTTGTCCGCTAGTACCGCCCTTATAATTCTAGGGTGTACGCAAAAAACTGGTGAACTTCATAAACAGTTGAGCTACTAGAGTAAGGTGTTAGATGTGTAGGGAGACTAGCATTATGCAGTCAGTCTTTAAACTACTGGAGACCACCAGATTGTACCCTACATTTTTTATTAATTACAACTTGGAGAAATATTATGGTATTCGGTATTATGTGTGCAACTTTTTATTTTACTTTAGTCCCTGCT